TAAAGAATAAGATAGAGTAAAATCAAAAGAACCCTGCGGGTCCTTTCATTTTATTGGATAAAATTAAAAGGGACACTACACTACACTAATAAACTGGCTCAACCTCCATCAAGTATGCTTCATCAGCAGAAGGTGGGGGCAAGCTAAGCGAAGCTGCTTGTCTACCTTCGCGATTCATACGGACTAAATCCGCACGAGCATTGCGACCGGCAACAGTGTACCTAGCCCGAGCGGACTGAAGTACATTGTTTATCGATGCAAAACTACGAGATGGGGCTTCACGAGGAGGAACTACATAATAGCAAGACGGTCAGGATAGTTATTAACACCGCCGACTCCGTAACGGCCCATGGTGTAATTAACTACCCCGCTTACAGCGGACCGCGCAAGAGAACCGGCGAGCTGTTGTACATCAACGCCAGACGAACCTATAGCATTAGAAACTTCATTCATGAAAGTCCTAATGGTGGAATCTTGTTGTTCTTCCGTATGAGCAAAGTCAGTCTGAGCGACTGCCTGCGATACTGCATTCAATACACCACTGTTATACGCAGCGGCGGTTGAACCAATAAGAGTACTGTTCTTATCCGGAATACATTCCGAATGTAGAACAATCTCAGCTTGTAACGGGGATATCACTTGACCAGTTGTACTGACAGTGCTAACACCCTCAACAGCAACCAACAATGTTCCCCACGAATAGGGGATATGAAATTGTAAAGGCCCACCAGCATTTGCAGTTTCAGAAGCAAGAGGAGACTGATAACGAAACGCTGTTTCATCAGTCCACTTATTGATAAGCGTGATAGGACTCTGCGTCAAAGACGCAAGGGTCACACGTTTATAAAAAGTATAACCACTCATCGAACTCAAACTCTGCGCTAATTGAGTATAATGAGCAGATGATCCACTACCAGCCGTGATATTTGTCTCAGTTGCAATTGCAATATGAACAAAACCAGTCGTGCTAGTTGGAGCAAAAGGACACGAAAGACGAATAGCATGAGCAACAGGACGGTAAGCTTCAAACTGGGACACGAATGACGACTGTTGTGGAGCATTCTGAATGCTAACTGCAGCTGTCGAGAAATCCCAAGTAGAAGCACCAGTACCTGCCGCGACAATAAAAGACGAAGTAACAGCAGGATAAAACGCCCAAGCATGTGCCATGTTTGGAGCAGCAAGTACACTCGTCGTTAACGTCTGATTGTACTGCAGCGGCGTAGGAATAGAAGGAATTGTGGAAGAATCAGGGATCTTTCCACCAAAGTACTTTGGTTCGAAAGGATCACTCTGAGTCATCACAAACTTGTCCCCAGGTGACAAGTCTCCAGGACACGCACAAGCCTGAGGGCGACGGCGAAGAGTACCATACCGGCGGCGATATGGACGGCGAGAGGAAGCATACCGGGTACGCGCAGGATAACGGGAATAACGGGAATAGCTTGCACGTCGAACGGGTGCACGTCGACGCCTATACGGGCGACGAATGTTTACTCGAGAACGACGGTAAGCCATGATCAAATAACCGGGTTATTCGAGAACAGAAAACATTGTTGCGGCGTGTAATTGCTGAGTACGATGATCTTCCTCGGACGTAACTTATGCAACGTGCCACCCTTGACCTCACCAGGGAAAGGGTAGCGGTCCGCCCATCTTTTCAGTGCCGATGCTGTGCAGTCGTTCTTGGGACTCCATTCTTCGATTGCAACGATCTCCTGATGTTTGTAGCCGTCCCACCACTTGTTGAGCGCTTTCGGGAAATGTTCTGGGTACAGTTCCCAAAGAAGTCGAGATTTTCCTGTTCCGGTAGGGCCAACCCACCACTCATGTTCGAGAGTCCCGTCGATCGGACGAGTGTCGGGTTCATGGAGGGAGGCAAGCCGAGTTCCGTATTGGGCGTAGATCTGTGGATCATCGATAGCAAGATCTTCGACTTTTCCTTCTTTTCCTGCTTTGACCGCGCGTTCCCAACGTGCTTTGTTTCCTTCTCCTCCTTTGTTATTTCTTTCTTCAGCTGACATAGGTCGATGTCCGTATTCAACGTAGTCTCCATCTTTTGAGCAGTAAGCGTAGCTTTGGTCTGCTGTTCCGTTGGCTTTGAATAGCGAAGCTGTTGGTAGGAACTTTGACACTGATCGTCTTTGACGTGCGTTGTCGAAGTAGATGTAGCCTTGTAGGTGAGGTGTACCAGTTACTGGTGCCACTTCCCTTCCGTAGATTACGTATCGAGCGTGTAGAGCTAGTTTTTCTTTTATGTTTTTTTCGTCTTCTTCAGTGTAGTTGTTGAGTGTGAAACACCAACCACGACTTTTGCCTTTGTATTCTTCAGGCATTGTTGCTTGGCAGCGCAGATTGAAGAATGAGAGGCTCTTAGGCAGTGGAACCGACACAGCGGGTCGTATTCCACATTATTACCTAAGAGCCTCTGTGTGGTCGGCCAAGTTGAAGTTGGGGAAGTATCTGAACTTATTTTAAGGAAGAGCCAATCAACGGCCGCCATCACTTTCGCCTTTAGGCTTCCCGCCTTTAGGCTCACTTTCCTTTTTTCCTGTTCTCGAATAACCCGGTTATTTGATCATGGCTTTCCGTCGTTCTCGAGTAAACATTCGTCGCCCATATAGGCGTCGTCGTGCACCCGTTCGACGTGCAAGTTATTCCCGTTCTCGTTATTCTCCGCGTACCCGGTATGCTTCCTCTCGCCGTCCATATCGCCGCCGGACTGGTACTGTTCGCCGTCGCCCTCAGGCTTGTTCGTGTCCTGGAGAGTTGTCCCCGGGGGACAAGTTTGTGATGACTCAGTCGGACCCTTTCGAACCTAAGTATTTTGGTTCAAAGATTCCGGACTCGTCCACACTTCCTTCTATTCCGACCCCGTTGCAGTATAATCAAACCCTAACCACTTTAGTAGGTTCGCAGCCCAATTGGGCCGCTGCTTGGGCTTTTTATCCTAGCGTACGTGCGTCGTTTGTAACTGCATTGGGACTTAACGCTAGTCAGTGGAGTTTCTCTACTGCTAATGCGACAGTCCAAGATGCTCCCCAGTTTACGTCGTTTAGCTCTCAGTTTGAGGCTTTTCGACCTACAGCTCATGCGATTCGTTTGAGTTGTCCATTTGCTCCAACTAGTACTACTGGTTTTGTTCATATTGCTATTGCAACTGAAACAATTATGAGTGGTGCTGGTGCTGGTGTGGCCCATCATACTAATCTTGCTCAAGATTTGCAGAGTATGTCGGGTTACAGCTTCTATAAGCGTGTGACTCTTGCGTCTTTGACACAGAGTCCTATCACTCTTATCAATAAGTGGACTGATGAAACAGCGTTTCGTTATCAGTCTCCTTATGGTCCTGAAAGTACTGTTGCGATGGGTACCAACGGTGCCCTATCGTTTCAAGTTCCTTTCTCTTGGGGTACTTTGTTAGTTGCAGTTGAAGGTGTTTCAGCTGTTACGACCCCAGGTGCTATTTCTCCGTTGCAGGCGGAGATTATTCTTCATTCGGAATGTATTCCGGACAAGAATAGTACTTTGATTGGTTCAACCGCCGCTGCTTATAACAGTGGTGTATTGAATGCAGTCTCTCAAGCTGTTGCTCAAACAGATTTTGCTCATACGGAGGAACAACAAGATTCGACTATTCGATCGTTTGTCTCGGAAGTATCGAGTGCTATAGGTATGTCATCTAATGATGTTAGTAACCTAGCCGGGTCTCTGGCGCGGTCTGTAGTAGGTGGGGTAGTTGATTACACCATGGGCCGTTACGGAGTCGGCGGTGTTAACAACTATCCTGACCGTCTTGCTATTATGTAGGCCCTCCTCGTTTACCCCCATCAGCAAAGAACTTTGCCTCGATTAGTCAAACCTTGCGCTCTGCGAAGGCTAGACTATCAGGCCGTTCTGCGCGCCAAGATTTAATCCGTATGAACCGTATGGGTATGGATGCCGCTAATCAGCGTCTCCCGCCCCCCGGTCCAGATGAGGATTATCTCATGGAGATGGAGGTGCAACCTTTGTATAATTAGTGTAGTGTCCCTTTTTAATTTTAGTAATAAAATGAAAGGACCCGAAGGGTTCTTTTTATTTTACTCTATCTTATTCTTATTTATTAAATGAAGCGAGTTGGCGAAGCCAAATGAGCGTAATGTATGTATTGTAGTATTTAGTATGTAGTATAGAGTATAGTTACCCTATCCCTATTCAGTATGGGGTACCCATGTTTGGGTGTCCCTATCCCAGATTGTTTCTTCGCCGGGAGGCTGTTCTTCTTCTTCTTCTTCTTCTTCTGTAGTGTCACCAGCCAAGTCGATGACTTCATCGGCTGCCAGTTCTTCGTCGGACACATTCCATACAGCAACTCGTTGATTGCAAGTCTCCGCGGCGCATATAATGCGCTGTCTGATTGCGTTCTTGTGCATGGAAATGTAGTCCACTCCAAGACTGTGTTCCAGGTTGGTGTCTACGACCAAGTCGATAGCATCGAAGAGGTCGTCTATGTTAGTAGTTAGTTGGTCGATGAGATGGTCCCGATGATGCTGGATAGCAGTCTTGCGCCGCATCGATCGTCCCATCATTCGAGCTACTTGGATCATGTCATGGTTCTCGGTTTGAAGGCGTGCAGCTTCGTCGCGCGCCATCATGTACTTTACGCCTGCGACGTGGAGTCGTTGGCTGTCTCGTATGCGTTGTTCCTTCTCTCGTTCTTGCGCTTTCTCCATACTGGTCTTGTAATGCATCATCATTTCGAAGAGCACTGTATTGGAGGATGCTTGCGTTGGTGTCTTGGTAGCCATGGTTACTGTGTGGGGTACGCGGTAGATTGAGAAGTGAGTGAGGTTACACTCACCTCTCATAACCCGTACACTTTCCGTCCACTCGTCCCCTAGTAGTAAGGGGAGGACGGTATTGTATAGCGTCCACTATAGTATAGAGTATGTAAGTCATATCCATACTATATAAGAGTTTGTATATATACGTACGTGGTCCACACAACGTATAACGTATACTTCAACATATAGAACCTAACCCTAGAGAACATCTCGCAGGGTTAAGGCAAACACGGTTTTAATGACTATCTATTAAGGCGCACCCTAGGGTCGGCGCGCAGCGCCACCCGGGGGGCAAACGGCCGCCGAGCGAAGCGAGTCGCCGCCGTTGGGGGCACACCCCAGGCCGACGGCAGGTCGGCCCGATTACTTAAGTTTGTGGTCGTAAGGTTAATGGATTATCTATTTATGTAGCAATGAAACGTGCCGGATGAGGCACAAGTGAAGCCAGCTTATTGGTCGCCCCAGAAGTCCCCATCAAGGCTAAGATCTGGCAGTTCTTCGCCCATCGGGGTTTCTAAAAGGGACACTTCGGTAGAAGAGTCACTGCCATCTTCCGCGCGGAAACGTGCGTGTTGTTCTTCGTGTGGGAAGTTGATGACGGTGAAACGCCGGAGTATCGGTTCAAGGTCTTCCGAGTTTAGGAAGCATTGTTGTGGAGTGTAGTTGCTGAGTACGATGATCTTTCTCGGACGTAATTTATGGAGCGTTCCACCTTTCATTTCGCCTGAGAAAGTGTAGCGATCCGCCCATCTTTTCAGTGCCGATGCAGTGCAGTCGTTTTTGGGACTCCATTCTTCGATTGCAACGATCTCCTGGTATTTGTAGCCGTCCCACCACTTGTTGAGCGCTTTTGGGAAATGGTCTGGATACAGTTCCCAAAGAAGTCGAGATTTCCCACTTCCGGTAGGGCCAACCCACCACTCGTGTTCGAGAGTTCCGTCGATCGTATTAGTGTTGGGTTCGTAGAGGGAGGCAAGTCGAGGTCCGTGTAGGATGTAGATTTGTGGGTCTTCCTCTTCGAGTTCTCCCATCTTTCCTTCTTTTCCTTTTTGTGCTGCGTTAGCCCATCTTGCTTTTTGTCCTTCTCCTCCTTTCTTGTTTCTTTCTTCTTTCGCCATTGGCTTGTCTCCATGTTCGTAGTAGTACGTTCCTTCTTTACGGCAGTAGACGTAGCTATCGTCTGCTGTGCCTCTGGCTGGTTTGACCCAGTTCTTCCGGAACAGTCTTGCGACGGATTTCTGGTGTTTCGCGTTGTGGAAGTACACATATCCTTGGAGATGTGGAGTCCCGGTGCTTGGTGCTGTTTCTTTTCCGTATAGTAGGTATCGTGCTGTGTCTCGTATTTTTGTTTGGATGTATTCTTCATCTTCTTCCGTGTAGTTGTTCCAAGTAAACACGTATGCGCGGTATTTACTTGCGAGGTCCATGGTGAATTGAAGAATGATCTCCTCTGACCCGGAGGGCTCTAGGCACGTGAAGAATGGCACAGCCAATTCTTCTCTATATTACCTAGAGCCCTGTGTGCTGTGCCAGTTGAAGTTGGGGAAGTATCTGAACTTATTTTTTAAGGAAGAGCCAACGTAAACATTGCACATCACTTTTCTTTTTTCCTGGTCTCGAATACCCGGTATTTGATCATGGCTTATCGTCGTTCTCGTGTAAACATCCGTCGCCCGTATAGGCGTCGACGTGCAACCACGACTCGTCGGTCAGCTTATCCCCGTTATTCCCGTTACTCGCGTACCCGGTATGCTCCCTCTCGCCGTCCATATCGCCGCCGGGCTAGTACTCTTCGCCGTCGCCCTCAGGCTTGTGCGTGTCCTGGAGAGATGTCCCCGGGGGACAAGTTTGTGATGTTACAGGGTGATCCTTTCGATACCAAATATTTTGGCGCGAAAATCCCCGATTCATCTACAATACCATCTATTCCTACGCCAGTGCAGTACAATCAGACGATGTCGATTGCACCAGCTGCTGCGCCGAGCATGGCACATGCGTGGGCTTTCTATCCTTCTGTAGCTAGTTCATTTATTACGGCAGTTGGTACCGGTCCTAGTGCTTGGACTTGGACTGGTGCTGCGGTGCAGAATGCTCAGCAGTATACTGCCTTTCGTCAGCAGTTTGAAGCTTTTCGTCCAACGGCGCACGCAGTTCGCCTTAGTTGTCCGTTTGCTCCAACTACTACGACTGGATTTGTTCATATTGCGGTTGCAACTGAAACAACCTATGATAATTCTGGTGCTCCTGTTGCTCAGTTTACTAATTTAGCCAATTCATTGGCTGATATGAGTGGCTATACGTTTTATAAACGTGTGACTTTGGCGTCGTTGACGCAGAGTCCTGTTACTCTTATCAATAAGTGGACTGATGAAACTGCTTTCCGCTATCAGGCACCTGTTGCTACGGAGTCAACTAGTACTAGTGGTGCTTTGACGTTCCACATTCCTTGGTCATGGGGTACGTTGTTGATTGCTGTTGAGGGTGCTAGCACCAACAACACAGTGGGCGCAGCCCTCTCGCCTCTTCAAGCTGAAGTGGTGATTCATACGGAATGTATTCCGGATAAGGCTAGTACTCTTCTTGGTTCAACCGCCGCTGCGTATAACAGTGGCGTATTGAATGCCGTGTCGCAAGCAGTTGCTCAAACTGATTTTGCACACACCGAAGAGCAACAAGATACGACAGTTCGAAGTTATGCTCAAGAAGTTGCGAATGCAATTGGTACGTCTACTAGTGAAGTCAACAATTTGATGAGTGAGCTTGGTGGTGCCTTGGGTCGTGGGGCTATTCGTTATGTCGCCGGCCGGTACGGACTAGGCGGCGTAAACGATAACCCTGACCGTCTTGCTATTATGTAGTTCCCGTTCGTAGTGCTCCTTCTGCTAAGAACTTTGCGTCGATTAGTAAAGTGCTTCGTGATGCGAAGGCTAAACTATCCGGTCGCGCAGCTCGTCAAGATTTAATCCGGATGAATCGAGCCGGTATGGATGCAGCAAACATGCGTTTGCCTCCACCCGGTCCTGATGAGGATTACTTGATGGAGATGGAAGTGGAGCCTCTTTATAATTAGTGTAGTGTCCCTTTTAGATTTTATATTCAATAAAATGAAAGGACCCGAAGGGTTCTTTTTATTTTACTCTATCTTATTCTTTTTACTTTTCTTTTTTATTAAATGAAGCGAGTTGGCGAAGCCAAATGAGCGTAATGTCTTATCCTAGTATGTAGTATATAGAGTAGTTATCCTCTGTGTAGTGGGACCCATTGTTGTAGGTCCCTATCCCAGATTGTTTCTTCGCCGGGAGGCTGTTCTTCTTCTTCTTCTTCTTCTTCTGTAGTGTCACCAGCCAAGTCGATGACTTCATCGGCTGCCAGTTCTTCGTCGGACACATTCCATACAGCAACTCGTTGATTGCATGTCTCTGCAGCGCATATGATTCGCTGTCGTATCGCATTCTTGTGCATGGAAATGTAGTCCACTCCAAGACTGTGCTCCAGGTTGGTGTCTACGACCAAGTCGATAGCATCGAATAGGTCGTCTATGTTCGTAGTTAGTTGGTCGATGAGATGGTCCCGATGATGCTGGATAGCAGTCTTGCGCCGCATCGATCGTCCCATCATTCGAGCCACTTGAATCATGTCGTGATTCTCAGTTTGAAGGCGTGCAGCTTCATCGCGCGCCATCAGATACTTGACGCCAGCGACGTGTACACGTTCGCTGTCTCGTATGCGTTGAGTCTTCTCTCGTTGTTCTGCTGCCTCCATACATGTCTTGTAATGCATCATCATTTCGAAGAGCACTGTATTGGAGGATGCTTGTGTTGGTGTCGGAGTAGTCATGGTTACTGTGTGGGGTACGCGGTAGATTGAGAAGTGAGTGAGGTTACTCTCACCTCTCATAACCCGTACACTTTCTATCCACTCGTCCCCTAGTAGTAAGGGGAGGACGCTATTGTATGGTGTCCACTATAGTATAGAGTATGTAAGTCATATCCATACTATATAAGAGTTTGTATATATACGTACGTGGTCCACACAACGTATAACGTATACTTCAACGTATAGAACCTAACCCTAGATAACATCGCGCAGGGAACATCGCGCAGGGTTAAGGCAAACACGGTTTTAATGACTATCTATTCTACTGTCCCCTTAGGGTCGGCGCGTAGCGCCACCCGGGGGGCAGACGGCCGCCGAGCGAAGCGAGTCGCCGCCGTCGGGGGCACACCCCCTCCCCTCCATATTTATGTTTGTGGTTGTAAGGTTAATGGATTATCTATTTATGTAGCCATGAAACGTGCCGGATGAGGCACAAGTGAAGCCAGCTTATTGGTCGCCCCAGAAGTCCCCATCAAGGCTAAGATCTGGCAGTTCTTCGCCCATCGGGGTTTCTAAAAGGGACACTTCGGTA